ATGAAGCAATGAATAATCTTAAAGAAGGTGATAGTCATTACAATCACTTTACTAAAGTGATACACGATATGCCTTCATACTTCAAAGGATTGCAGTTCAACTTGTTGACAGGTGAGTGTCTTAACCAGAAACCAGATGACAAGTTCATCGAACGCCCTGCACAACGTAAGGAATGGCGTAAACAACTTACCCAATTCAAGAAAGGTTTGAAAGCAAGGGCTAAAGTTCATGCACTTGATGGTATTGCACAAGAAGTTCTGAACGAATCACAGGCTCAGAACAGGTGGGATAGGAAGAAACCTGATTGGTCAGCAGATGAATGGCAAGACTTGTTAGAGAATAGTATCCGTAAGAATGTATTTCCTAGAGAAATACTCAAGGGTTTTATTCAAACAACAATGAGTTCATATAACCCTGCAATACCTAGCCCTAAAGAAATTATGGATACCGTAGATAAAGTCATGAATGACTTAAGTATCCCAATGCGTAGACGATTCAATGTGTTCGAGCAAGAAGGACACGATGAACAGAAGTACGAGTCTTATGCAGGCGGTTACAAAGAGGTATCTTAATATGACTGTTCTAGTATGGGATGGTTCTAATCTTGCAACTGATAGACAAGCCAATGATGGTTCCGCTAAATGGGAATCATCAAAGGCATGGTATGTCACCATTGATAACGAAGTCTGTATTGTGTCGGGAGTGGGGCTACTCGATGACATAATAAAGATGCGTGAATGGATTAAACAAAGTGGCGTACCTCAGGAGTTTCCTGCGTTAACAAGTAAGTCAGAACTTATTGTGGTGCGTAGGGACACAGGGCTGTGGTTGTATGAAGGGATACCTTTCCCTGTACATTGCGGCTTTAATCCTCGTGCCTTTGGTCACGGTAAAGACTTTGCATATGGTGCGGTTGCTATGGGTGCGAATGCACAGCAAGCAGTCGAAGCATCTAATATGTTTTGTTTACATTGTGGTAAAGGTGTGGAAGTATTTAACTTAAACGGAGAAGGTAATGAAAAAGAAAACAACAAAGAGGGATAAGGTTAATGCCTATATCTCTAAGCATCCTAATGCTACTGCAACACAAGTAGCAAAGGCAACAGGAGTATCTTATAACTACTGTTGGTCTGTTATGAAAACACCTAACAAAGAAGTTAGGAAGGAGGTGGTGTCTAATAAGACGCCTAGGTTTCGTAGCGAAGTCCTCTTTACAGCAGAACAACTCGTCAGCAAAGACCGAGAAAAAGAACACGGCAACGCTAGTGACAACTGGTCTGCTATTAGTGGTCTTTGGTCTAGTTATCTTGGGTATCATATACCTGTCGAGTCCGTACCAATAATGCTACTGCTAATCAAAGTAGCAAGGCTGCGTCAGAACAAGACAAACACAGACAACTATGTTGACATATGTGGGTACTCTGCATTGGCAGCTGAACAAGTGAGGTAAAGGATGGATATCGTAACCATAGATTTTGAAACTTATTATGACCGAGAGTTCTCGCTGTCTAAGATGACAACCGAAGCATACATTCGGGATGATAGGTTTGAAGTCATTGGTGTAGGTATAAAAGTTAATGACCATCCTACCGATTGGTACAGTGGTAATGATGTGGGCAAGTTCCTTAAGTCTCTTGATTATTCAGACAAGGGGATACTTGCTCACAACTGTGTGTTTGATGGTGCAATACTATCGTGGAAGTATGGTATCAAACCTAAGTTTTGGTTGGATACTTTATCTATGGCTAGACCTTTTCACAATGCAACTGTGGGAGGTTCACTCAAAGCCTTAGTAAATCATTATGGTATTGGCAAGAAGGGGGATGAAGTTATCCAAGCCCTAGGTAAAAGGCGTAAGGATTTCACACCCGAAGAACTAGATAGGTATGCAAGTTATTGTGTCAACGATGTTGACCTTACTTATCAACTGTTCAAGATTCTTGTGAAGAAATTTCCACCATCTGAACTCATGGTCATTGACCAAACCATGAGGATGTATACCGAACCAACAGTAGAATTAGATAGTGAGGTGTTGTCCTCGCATCTCGAACAGGTCAAAGCAAACAAACAGAAACTTATTGATGATCTGTCGCTCAATGGTTTGAGTCAGGAGAGAGTCAAGAAGGCTCTGATGTCTAACCAAATCTTTGCGAAGTTACTACAAACAGTAGGAGTAGAACCCCCTACTAAGATAAGTCTACGCACAGGTAAGGAGACCTTTGCGTTTGCTAAAACAGATAAGGAGTTCACTGCCTTACTAGAACATCCTGACGTGCGTGTGCAGAATCTCGTGGCGGCGAGGCTCGGCACCAAGTCCACAATAGAGGAGACCCGAACCGAGAACCTTATTAAAGTATCGGAGCGAGGTCGCCTACCTATTATGCTTAATTATTATGGGGCACACACAGGTAGGTTTAGTGGTGGTGACAAACTCAACTTGCAGAACCTACCCCGTAACGGTGCTATTCGTAAGTCAATCACTGCCCCATTGGGTGAGAGTATGATTGCTTGTGATTCATCACAAATAGAAGCACGAATGGTTGCTTATGTATCGGGTCAAGAGGATTTACTAGAAGCATTCCGTGAAGGTCGTGATGTGTATAGTGAGTTTGCAAGTGAAGTATATGGCAAGAAAGTGACGAAAGATGACAAGGTAGAACGCTTTGTTGGTAAGACCTGCATACTAGGATTAGGTTATGGTATGGGTCATGTTAAGTTTCGTAACACTCTTGCTTTGGGTATGGGTGGTATGTCGGTACAGATCGACGAGAACGAAGCACAAAGGATTGTAAACTTATATAGGAATAAGAACCATAAGATTGCTTCCTTTTGGAATAGATGTAACCACGCATTATCAGAGATTGTAGCAGGCAGAACTGGGCAACTATGTGACATTGTAAGTTATGACGCTGAAGGTATTGTGTTACCTAATGGATTACGACTTACATATCCTGCGTTGCGTAGAGGTGATGACGGCTATGAATATATCAATGACGCAAGAACATTCCGTAAGCTAGCACATAAAAGGATTATGACTGGCGAGCAGATTGATATAGACTGGACAAAGATATACGGTGGTAAAGTAACAGAGAACATTGTTCAGGCACTTGCTCGTATAGTTATTACAGAGCAGATGGCGTCTATTGGTAGACATTACCACGTTGCGTTTCAGGTTCATGATGAGATTATCATCACGGCCCCGGACGAAAAGCTGACACACGCACAGGAACTTGTTCTCAGGAAAATGTCGACTGCCCCCACATGGGCACCAACATTACCTGTTGCTTGCGAACTAGGTGTCGGTAAAAATTATGGAGAAGCTAAATGAGTAAGAAAGATAATACATTAAAGGTTATCAAGGAACTTACCGAGACTGTTTCTTCTACCAATGAGGAGGACTTAGGTGATCTTGTAGTACTTGTAAAAGTTAAGGGTCAGTATGTAAGGTTCTCTACAAAGATAGATGATACTGTAGGTCTTGTAGGTTTTATTGAAACACTTAAGCATGACGTTCTAAGGAGGGCGGCAGGCTAGTGTTAGATACCTCAACATGTCCATCTTGGGCTGTGTTCGTTGGTGTAAACTTGTTGACAGACAAGTTAGTTTACGAGGATGAAGCCAAGGTCATAGCCCAACACTGGATTATTGAGGGTGAAGATGAAGTATGGTTAATGGATTACCGTACAAACAAGATACATATATTTAACTATCAAGAAGGAGAGTGGGTACCCTATGCAACAAGACATTAAATTAGCACATTCTTACTCATCTATTAAGATGTTTGAGAATTGCCCTAAAAGATATTACCATCAGCGAATAACTAAAGAAGTAACTGACACTGGTAGTGATGCAACAAGACACGGTGAGCGTATTCACGCAGACCTAGAACACCGTTTAGTTAATCAAAAACCTCTTACATATGACACAGAACAGTACGAAGTATTGTGTCAAACCATTGAAGTACTTGCTACTGGTGGTGAGTTACATGCTGAGCGCCAGCTCTGCTTGAATGAAAACCTTACACCAACATCTTGGTACGCAAAGGACGCATGGCTACGATCCATTCTTGACGTTCTGATTCTTAAAGATGATGAAGCAATCGTAATGGATTGGAAGACAGGTAAACGAAGACCTGACTTTACACAGCTACAACTATTTGCACTGCAAGTATTCAAACATTTCCCTGAGATTAAATCTGTTAAGTCCTCATTCGTATGGTTACGAGATATGGAAATGGATACGGAAGTATTCACTGTCGATAAGACTAACCTTATGTGGGCTGACATGCTCTATCGTATAGAACGGATACAGCAATCACTAGATAATGACAACTGGCCTGCTAAACCTAGCGGTCTATGTAACTGGTGTCCTGCAAAAAATATTTGTGAATATGCTAAAATATAACTTGACATTTCTGTAAAGGTAATTATATAATGGCTACTACACCCGAAGGGAGGATTAAAAACAAACTTGACAAGATGTTAAAGTCTGAGAGAGTATGGTTTTATTCCCCACAAGCAGGGCCTTTTGGTCGTGCAGGTGTTCCCGATAGAGTAGCTATCCTAGGTGGTCGCTTTATTGGGATAGAGTGTAAGGCGGACAGGACAAAGAAACCCACCGCCTTA